CCATGCGATAGCTACGACGTATAACCTCCAGATTATGCGCTAGGCCTGCGGATATAACAGCACCCTTGACACCCGCCCGCCTCCATGCCAATGGGAAACGCTAGGAGCGCGAATTGCGCCGGGGGCCTGCCATGCCTATCAAGTTTGGCTACTCGCCCAAGACCGTTAGCGCCAACATCCGCACTGAGATCAAATCCGGCAAGCCGCAGAAGCAAGCGGTGGCGATAGCCCTGTCTGTCGCCCGGAAAGCCAAATCCAAGAAATAGCAACCGCATCGACGCCAGGAGGCCGCGAGGTCTGGCGTATGGAGGCGACCATGCCCGGCGGGCGACCCACTGACTATGACCCGGCCTATTGCGAGCAGGTCATCGAGTTCCTGAGAGACGGATATAGCGTCGCGGCATTCGCGGGCCACATCGGCAAGGCCGCATCAACCGTTGAGCTTTGGCGCACAAAGCATCCCGAGTTCTCGGAGGCCGTAAAAATAGGCCAGGCCGGTGCGGTGCTTTGGTGGGAGAACCGGGCGCGGGCTGTGGCGCGTGGCGAGGACGGAAACCCCACGGCGGTCATCTTCGGCCTGAAGAACCGGGCTCCGGATCAGTGGCGCGACAAGACCGAACAGGACGTCAACGCCACGCACAACGTCCGCACCATCACGCATCGGATCGTCAGGCCGGAACAGCGTGGAGATTGATCTTGATATCCCGGTCGCGGAGGTCTTTGAGCCTCTGATCCTCCCGGCCAGATACAAGGGCGCATGGGGAGGCCGGGGAAGCGGCAAGTCGCACTTCTTCGCAGGCCTTGCGGTCTTCAGGTGTGCCCAGACCAAAGGAACGCGCATCCTTTGCGTCCGCGAGGTTCAGAAGTCCCTGAGGGACAGCGCAAAGCGGCTGATCGAAGACAAGATCGCGGAGTTTCAGGTTCCGGGCTTTGAGGTGCTGGACAAGTTCATCCGGACGCCAGGCGGTGGCCAGATCGACTTTGTCGGGATGCAGGACCACACGGCGGAAAGCATCAAGTCGCTGGAAGGCTATGACGTGGCGTGGGTTGAGGAAGCCCGCAGCCTGTCGCCAACCTCGCTGAGACTGCTACGCCCGACGATCCGCAAGCCCGGCTCCGAGCTGTGGTTCAGCTGGAACCCGAAGCACAAGACCGACCCGGTGGACGCCTTGCTTCGCGGGTCTGAACTTCCGCCCGACGCGGTGGTGGTGAACGCCAACTGGAACAACAACCCTTGGTTTCCGAATGAGCTGGAAGCCGAGCGGCAATTCGACCTCATCAACTCGCCGGATCAATACGCGCACGTCTGGAACGGCGATTACGCGGCGGTCACTGACGGAGCCTACTTCGCCAGCGCGCTGACGCAGGCCAAGGCGGAAGGCCGGATCGGGAACGTCTCGCCTGACCCGCTCATGACGTTCCGCGCGTTCTGGGATATCGGCGGGACCGGAGCCAAGGCCGACGCCTGCAGCATCTGGATTGCCCAGTTTATCGGGCGCGAGGTTCGGGTGCTGGACTACTACGAGGCGCAAGGCCAGCCTCTGGCCACGCATGTGAATTGGCTGAGGGCCAACGGATACGGTTCGGCCTTGTGTGTGCTGCCTCACGACGGTGCGCAGTCGGACAAGGTGTTTAGCGTCAGCTACGAAAGCGCCTTGCGGGATGCGGGGTTCTCGGTTGAGGTTGTTCCGAACCAAGGCCGGGGAGCGGCTGCGGAGCGGATTGAGGCGGTTCGGCGGCTCATGCCTTCGGTGTGGTTCAGCGCTGAGAAGACGGCGCACGGTCGGGACGCTCTTGGCCACTACCACGAGAAGCGCGACGAGAAGCGCGGGATCGGGCTGGGGCCAGACCATGACTGGTCATCGCACGGCGCGGACGCCTTCGGGTTGATGGCTGTATCGTATCAAGCGCCAGTGGTGGCGAAACGGCCCAGGCCGGTGGCAGCAGCGGGAGGCTGGTTGGCATGAAGGAGTATGACGCCGACGCCAGCAAGCCCGACGCGCTTAAGGACGCCTTGGAGGCCTTTGAGAAGTCCGCCGAGCATGACGACCACAACCGCAAGGCCTTTGAGGACGACATCGACTTCGCCTTGCTGGAAAACCAGTGGCCTGAGAACGTCCGCCGGGATCGTGAACTTGAAGGCCGACCCTGCCTGACGGTCAACAAGCTGTCCGCGATGGGCCGCCAGATCGTCAACGACGCGCGGCGCAACAAGCCTGGGATCACGGTTCACCCGGTGGACAGCGAGGCCGACCCGGAGACGGCTGAGGTTCTGAACGGGATCATCCGGAACATCGAGCAATCGTCTAACGCTGAGGTTGCCTACGACACGGCGCTTGAGAACGCGGTCTTCGGCGGCTTCGGGTATTTCCGGATCAACACCAAATACACCTCCGACGACACGTTCGATCAGGACATCGTCATTGAGCGGATCAGCAACCCGCTTTCGGTGTATCGGGATTGCTACAGCACGGCGGCGGATTCGTCGGACTGGAATTATTGCTTTGTGGTAGACAGCCTGTCGAAGGCTCAGTTCAAGCGCCAATACCCCGGCGCGGAGCAGGTGGACTGGAAGAGCGAGGCCTGGCGTGACCTGTCGTCGCCTTGGCTGGACGGCGACTTTGTGCAGGTGGCGGAATACTGGACCCGCGAGAAGGCGAAGAAGCGCATCCTCCTCCTGTCCGATCAGTCGGTGATCGAGGCCGACGAATACGAGAAGAACAAGCCCGCCTTCGACGCCGTTGGCCTTCAGGTCATGGCCGAACGCGAGGTCGATACGCACAAGGTCAAGCAGCGGATTATGTCCGGGGCTGAGGTTCTGGAAACCGTGGATTGGGCGGGGAAGTATATCCCCATCGTCCCGGTCTATGGGACTGAGGTGGTGCTGAAGGGCAAGCGCACCTTCCGCAGCCTCGTTCGCGGGGCGAAGGACGCTCAGCGGATGTTTAACTACTGGCGCACCACGTCCACCGAACTGGTGGCGATGGCTCCGAAGACCCCGTTCATCGGGCGGAAGGGTGCGTTTGAGACCGACATCAACAAGTGGGCGACTGCCAACACGCAGAGCCATGCGTTTATCGAGTATGACGGCCCCGAGGCCCCTCAGCGTCAGCCGTTTGCTGGTGTGCCTGCGGGAGCCCTGCAAGAGGCCCTGAACGCCTCTGACGACATCAAGACCGTGCTTGGCATGTATGACGCCAGCTTGGGAGCCCGGTCGAACGAGACGAGCGGAAAGGCCATTATCGCCCGCCAGATGGAGAGCGATAACGCGACCTTCCACTTCATCGACAACCTGTCGCGCGGCATTCGTCACGCGGGCCGCATCCTGATTGACCTGATCCCCCAGGTCTACAGCGTCCCGAGGGTGCTGCGGATCATCGGTCAGGACGGCGAGCCCGACATGCGCCCGGTGAATCAGGAGATCAGGACGGAGGAGCGCAACCCGCTCACCGGCCAGATCGAGGAGATCGTGAAAATCTACGACCTGACCGCTGGCCGCTACGACCTGACCGTGTCGGCTGGGCCTTCGTTCGCCTCCATGCGTCAGGAAGCGGCTTCGCAGATGATCGAGCTGATCCGCGCTTATCCGGATGCGGCCCCGATCATCGGCGACTTGCTCGTGAAGAACCTCGATTGGCCGGGGGCTGACGAGATCGCCGAACGGATGCAGAAGGCGATGGGCATGGCGGAAGAGGGCGAGGGAGCCCCGCAAGGCCCTGACCCGCAGGCCATGCAGGTGGTCCAGCGCTACCAGTCGGCCTTGCAGGAGATGCAGCAGCGCTATCAGGCTTTGGAGGCTGACAAGAGCCTCGAAGCCCGGAAACTCGACATCGCGGCTTTTGACGCTGAGACCAAGCGGATGAGCGCCATGAACCGCGAAACCAGACTGCCCGCCGGTCTTTACACCGGCTGACAGAGCCCGGCCCGTCGTGAGACGCGCCTTTCCCTTTGATGGACCCTACACATGAGCGAAGACACGACCAATCCGGTCGATGTTGAGGATGATGCCATCCTCGACCAGCCGGAAGTCGAGGTTGAAGCGGACGATACCGCCGACATCGACACCGATGAAACCGAAGGCAAGGCCGATGAGGCCCAAGCCGAGGACGACACGGAGGAGATCGAGCGGGACGGGGTGAAATACCGCATCCCCAAAGCCCTGAAGGATGACCTTCTGCGGCAAGCGGACTATACCCGGAAGACGCAGGAAGTCGCGGAAGCAAGGCGCGCACTGGAGACGCAGGCCCAAAGCCTCGCCCAGCAAGCCGAACTTGCCCAAGCGACCCTCGAACACCGGACCAACCTGAAGCTGGTCGAACAGCAGATCGCTCAGTTTCAGAACACCGACTGGTCAGCCTATTCGGCGCAGTATGGTGCGGACGCCACGGCTGCGGCTATGGCGTCTTGGCAACAATACAGGGACGCTCATGCGGAACTGTCTGGGGCCATTACCCGCGCAGAGGGTGAAAGTCGGGCGATCAGCGAGCGGAACGCCGCCAACGCGGTTGCTCAGGCCGAAGCCCAACTGTCGCGGGAGATTGAAGGCTGGGGCGTCGAATATCTCAGCAGCCTTGCCGCTTACGCCTCGAAAGAGTTTGGCGTCAGCGGGCAAGAACTGAGGGAATCGGTCATCAACCCGGATGGAACACCCGACACACGAACCATTAAGGTTCTCGCGCGGCTCCATAAGGCTGAAACCGAACTCGCCACGCTCAAAGCCGAGAAAACCAAAGCGCAACAGGCATCGAAGCAAGCTGCCGTCACTCCCGCCAAGGCCGTGGGCCAGCGGGCCGGAGGGTATGAGCCCGGACTGAACGACAAGCTTCCCGTCGATGAATGGTTGCGCCGCCGCAACGCCCAACTCGCCAAGGCGAACGGGCGCTAACCCAACCCGGCCCGTCGAGATGACGCGCCTTCCCATGATGGAAAATTCACATGCCTAACTCACTCCTGACTATCAACATGATTACGCGGGAAGCCCTGCGTGTCCTCCACCAGAAGCTAAATTTCGTCGGCTCGATCAATCGCCAGTACGATTCGCAGTACGCCAAAGACGGCGCGAAGATCGGCGACACTCTCCGCATCCGCCTGCCGAACCAGTATGTGACCCGTACCGGCCCCACGCTCTCGGCAAACACGGACACGGAAGAGCGTCAAGTCTCTCTGCAGGTCAACACCCAGAGGGGTGTGGACCTGAACTTCCAATCGACCGAACTCACGCTGTCGCTGGATGACTTTTCCAGCCGCATTCTTGAGCCGGCGATGGCCCAGCTCGCGGCCTCTATCGAGGCCGACGCCATGACGATGTATCAGGACGTGTCTCAGTCAATCTGGAACGGCGGAGCCGCCCTGACCTTCAACCACGTCCTCGACGGACGGCAGCTTCTGCAGGACTCTCTCGCGCCCCTGAACGACCGTTCGGCCAACCTGAACAGCCGCGATCAGGCGAGCTTCATCAAGGACACCAAGGGTCTGTTCCAAGATTCGTCCACGGTCGCCAAGCAGTATCGCGAAGGCTTCGTGGGGCGGACTGCCGGGTTCGACGTCATGGAAAACACCATGTGGGGCAGGCATACGCGCGGTGCGGCCACGGGCGCTTACACGACCTCGACCCTCGTGGCGGTCCTGCCTGTGACCTCCACAACCCCGGTCAGCGCCATCACCGTGGCGACCGGCACCGGCGCGATGAACAAGGGCGACGTTTTCACCATCGGCAACGTCTTCGCGGTTCATCCCGAAACCAAGGTCAACACCGGCGTTCTTCAGCAGTTTGTGGTTACCGCGAACTACGCTGGCGGGGCGGGTTCGGTGCAAATCTCTCCGGCCATCGTCATGGCTGGCGGCGGTCAGAACGTGGTCATTCCGACCACCTCGGCGACCGCCGCCATCGCCTTCGCTGGCACGGCCTCCACTTCGGTCGGCACCTCTCTGCTTTACCAGAAGGACGCCTTCACCTTCGCCACGGCTGACCTCGTCATGCCCAAGGGCGTGGACATGGCGGCCCGGGAGGTGTTCGACGGCATCTCGATGCGGATCGTGCGCCAGTATGACATCAACAACGACAGGTTCCCCTGCCGTCTCGATGTTCTCTACGGCTATAAGACGATCCGCCCGCAGCTCGCGGCTCGCCTGCACAACAGCTAAGGCGCTTGGGGGAGGGGTTCGCGCCTCTCCCCCATTCTTTTATCGGGGGCCTGCATGGCGATTACGAGTTACGCCGAGCTGCAATCGTCGGTGGCGGGTTGGCTCAATCGCTCTGACCTGACGGCGGCTATTCCGGACTTCATCTCGCTTGCCGAGGCGCAATTCAACCGCGTGATGCGCGCGCGTGAAATGCAGGGGCAGGCGACCGCCAACATCACCACGGCGTTTTTCGCCCTTCCGGCGGACTTTGCCGAACTGAAGTCCATGCGCCTGACGGACCCTTCGGGAACGTCGTGGGAACTGATACAGGCGACCCCGGAACAGCTCTCGGAAGGCCTGGCGGAATCGTCCGTCGCCTCCGTCCCGCAATTCTTCTCCATCATCGGCGAGCAATTCCAGATTTACCCGCCGCCGAATGGAGCCTACGTCGCGAACCTGATCTACGTTCGCAAGCTTGTCCCGCTCTCGACCTCCGCGCCGACGAATTGGCTGCTGGAGACGGCTCCGGACATCTACCTTTACGGAGCCCTCTCCCAAGCCGCGCAATACCTCCGTGACGCCGAAGGGCTGGCGACATGGAAGACGCTGTTGCAGGCGGCTATCGAGGAACTCAGGGTCGGCGATAAGCCCGTCATCGGCCCGCTTCGGACTGACCTGCCCATGCTCGGCATCCAGCGCCGGTATTCGATTTACACCGACTATTGAGGCTCTGAATGGCCATTAAATACGATACCGCGACCCGCAACGCCAAGCTTGACGCGGTGACCACCCGCGCTGGCACATCGGCGCGGCTGCGGATCTACAACGGAGCCCGTCCCGCCAATCCGGGCACGGCGATCACTTCCCAGACCATGCTTGTCGAACTGGTGTGCAACGCCTCGGCCTTCGCCCCGGCGGCTTCTGGCGGCGTCCTGACGGCCAACGCCATCACCAATGGCACGGCGGCCGCCACTGGAACCGCCTCATGGTTCCGCCTGTTCCAGTCCAACGGAACCACGGCCATCATCGACGGCGACGTGGCCACGGCGGGTTCGGACCTGAACCTGAATAACACGAGCATTGCGACCGGCCAGACCGTGAGCGTGACCTCCTTCGCCATCACTGAGGGGAATGCCTGATGGCCGATAACGTCGGCTATACACCGGGCTCAGGCGCGAGCATTGCGGCTGACGATATCGGCGGCGTCCTGCATCAGCGGATCAAGCTTGGCGTGGGTGCGGATGGCGCGGCGACGGACGTTTCCGAAGCCAACCCCATGCCGGTCAGGGATGACAACTCGCAGAACCTTCTCCTGCGGATTTTCAACATCCTCGCCGCCCCGCTTGGCTACGATAAATCGCTACAGCGCCAGCGCTCCACGGCGGTGATCGAATCCGGCACGGTGACGACCGTCAGCACGGTGACCACCGTCACCACGCTAAGTTCCCTGACCAACATCGCGGGCATCGGCGGCTATTCGGCCCAGATGACCGTTCTCGACCAGAACCGTTCGGCTTGGGCGCAATGCGTTCGGGCTCGCATTACCTGAGGACCGCATGGCTAACACGTTCAAGAAGGTCATCGACACCCTCGTCTGGCGGCAGGTTGCTCCGGCCCCCAACGCCCATTCGGCGGCAACCTGCGTAGCGTCCGATATCCGGTCGGACCTGTCCCGCAACCCCTTCGTCTATCAGCTTGTCTCTAACACGGTCCTGAACCGTTTTAACATCGTCACCAAGGCGTGGAACTTCGTCCAGTCGCCCGCCCTCGCCGGAACCTTCGGCGCGGGCGCGGCAATGGCCTTTGCGCCGTCTCTGGGCCTTGTGGGCACCATTGCAGCGGGTGCGACGACCACGAGCGTGGTGCTTTCAACCGCCCTTCCTACCGCTGTCGGCGTGAACATGCTCGCCAACCGTGGCGGATCGGGTGAATACGGCTTCAAGCTGCGGATCATCGACACCGCGTCTGGCAGGACGGCTGAACGCTACATCATCGGCAACAGCGGCGGCACGACCCCGACCATCACGGTCCTGTCCTCCTTCGGCTTCACGCCTGCGACCGGCGCCCGCTACGAGATTATTGCGGGCCGGGTCTTCATGCTGGGGGCGGGGACCACGGCGTCGAACATCTGGCGTTCGCTGGAAGTGGCCTCGAATACGCTCTCAACCGCCCTTTCGACGACCGGCCTTCCCGCCACCATTGCGACGGATTCCGATATCCTCGTCCTCGATGAGCAATTCACGCCCTACGACAATTCTCCCGGCGATGGGATGATCAAGGGCGCTTACAACTACGACACCGGCATTGTGTCCCGCTACGCCCTGACGGCCACGGCCTCGGCATCGACGACCCTGACCGGCCAGGCGACCCTTGGCGACAATTCCGTCCTCGCCAACGAATACCGCAACTTCCAAATCCGGATTGTGGAAGACACCACGGCCCCGACGGCTGTCGGCCAGCGGCGGATCATCGCATCCCACACGGCTGGCCCGTCTCCAATCTATACCCTCGGCACGGCATGGACGGTGACGCCGTCTTCGAGCGCTAAATTCGTCATTGAACTGCCCAACCTGATGCTGGTGCGATCCAGCGCCACGACCACGGTCTATACCTACAACTACGGCGATGCGACCGTTAACAACGGGACGAACACCATCTCCGCGTCGGGCTGGTCAACGACCTACTTCGGCGCGGCCCCGGCGGCCAATGGCGCGGGCGGAATGTGGGCTCCCTCGTTCGGCATCCAGCCCGACCCTGCCCACAACGCCCGCCACTCGTTCTGCTACTTCTTCCGGGGTGGCGCGGCGACGACCCTCGACGT